GCCACTGGCGCCTTGAGCCGGTCTCCGGTTGCAGCGGCATAGGCGATGGTGGTCAGAACACCGAAAAGCGCGAGAAGGGAGAGTGCAACTTTTTTCTCTTTTCCCATGGTGGTTACTCCGAAATGTTTCCAAGGGTGACAGGTTTTTTGCCGCCGGCAACGGAGCTATCGTCAACTTCCGTGTCACAGTTAAGGAAATTGCAGAATAGCACCCGGCCATACTGCCAGGCGGACGTACCGGTAATCGCCTTGTTACCTGCCGTGGAGAATCCCGAAAGCTTGAGTCTTTCGATTTCGATCCTGGCAGCTTGGCAGGAAATGCCGGTACCGGCTGATCCTTTGGTGTAGGTGACACCGGGGAGAGCTCTGATCCGCCACCCCGCTTTGGTGAGGTTGATGGTGGAATTGACGGTGTAGTCTTCCGTCAGGACCACCAACACGTTGGTGCCCACGGCGGAGTCCGCCACGGCGGCGGCAAGTGTGGCATGGGTGCAATAGGGAGCCGATCCTACCACCACTTGATCCGCTGACGGTCCGAGGATCAATCGCCAGTTGGTGGCGTCGGTGACGGCGTTTCCGGAATTGTTGTCCGTCAGCGATAGGTACACCAAGCCGTTGCCGTTATTGACTAGGCTTCCCTTGTAGTAGACGGTATCGGTCTGCCACTCAGCCACGCCAGCTTGGAAGAGGTAAGCAAGCTGATACGAAGTCAGATACTCAAGCGCGTTCACGTCTTCAATCGCCGGGGAATTCTCCCCCTCCACCGCGCCAAACCACCCTTGCAGGTAATTCCCTAGAGCCTGAATGGTTGCCGGGTTGGTGGTGAAAGCGGGTGATCCGGCGGCAAGTGATCCGAACTGAGCAATCTGAGTGCCACCCGCCGTGGAGCCGAAGATTTTCTGAAGATAGCGCGAAAGCCTTGCCATATATCTCCCTTCAGATTACCACGGCGTCAGCGTAGGTGAGCCAAGGCCAATCCGTTTGATAATCGGAGTAGGTGTTGAACCCCTTCCCGTTGGTGGACGGAAGGGAGTAGGTTCTAAAGCTGAAGAGATTCAGAATGCTAGGAACGTAGATGATCGACGCAATTTCAACTGCCATGGGACGGGGAAGAAGTTTCTCCGTCACAAAGAGTTGAATCAGGTCAAGCGATCCGAGCGTGTACGAAATGAGATAGGAAAGGCGCATGTTCGCATAGTCGAACACCAGAATCTTGCCGGGAAAGTACCGATTCAAGAGATTCTGAATATCTGCAAGCGAACTTCCGGCGTTGTTCTGGATGATCGCCATTTGAATCAGCGTCATGAAGTCCGTGTCATCCAGCGTGATCGGTCCAGTGAAGCCGTTCCCGCTTCGGGTGACACCGGCGTACTTGCCGATGACGTGAAGCTGTACGCCTTGCGCCGGGTTGTCACCGGTGAGGTTGAAGGCGTTTTGCACCGCCACCGGCAAGGTCTCGTCAACCTCAGTGATGGTGACGGTGACTGGATCACCACCGCTCGTGAGGGTGGACGAAACGAGCTCGAGCGGTTCGGCAACCGGCGTCACCCCCTCGAACGTGATCGTAAGGCCAGTAGCGATTGAGCCGGTGACGATGATCTCCGAAAGCAGATCCCACCCTTCGGCGTCTCCGCCGTCAATCTCTTCATCAAAGGAAACAGTGGTGGCGTCTCCACCGTCAATGTCTTCGTCAAAGACGGACGTAAAAGCGTCTCCACCGTCAATCGTGTTTGGCGCCAAGGAACGGAGGTAGCCTTGGATCACCGACGCTGAGTCATCCCAATTGATCGGAGGAGTGGAGACACCATTGTAGGACAGAACGAATTGCCCCGCGTCCGGAGCGGGGGAAAACGAAATGGTGTCCACCGTGGTTTGCGGCATGATCACCGGGGTAACTTGCGCCTTGATTGTGGCGTAAGCTTTCACCTTGCCGATATATTGGATGATCAGCAAATCGGCGTAGTATTTTACAAGTTCGTAAGTGTTCATATTTTCCGGTACGTGGAGATGAAACCCACGTCTTGATCAGAGACGTTGAAGATTTGGTGGCACCGATCATCCCAGTGGGAATGTATGTTGTCCATCGAAAGAGGCACCCACGTTTTGAGCGCGTCGATTCCAGGCTTGGTGCGGAGTTTCTTCACCACCACGTCCGGGTAACACGCCGCGATCCAGCTAGGTCCGGAGTCCATACCAATCAGCATTTGCGCTTCAGAGATCACCCGCGCCAGTTCCCAAAGCGTGGACGTCACCAACTTCGGGATTCCGTAGTCCGGGGTGCCGTTCGGGCCAATGTGGTAAAGCCGCCCGGTGGGGCGGTACTTCCTTAGAACGTGCTCAATCACATGCTCAGGCATGGTGCCGTGACTGGTGCCATGGGTGTGAAACAAGATCCGTTCACGCTTTTCGAACGGAAACGTCTCGTGACGATAGATCCGTGGCCGGTTCAGAACAGCGGGGACTCCGAGCACGGCGGCAAAGATCTCCGCGTTGGAGAGATACACGCCTTGCGGACGAAGCTTTGGCCAGTCGTACTGTTTTGGGCTGAAGTTCCACATTTCAACGGTGCGCGTAGGCTTGGCGCCATTTCGCACCACGAAAGGGTTGTCATCGAAGAACCACGGTTGCGAGACGTCCACCAACTTTTTGCCGGTGGCGCGAAAGTAGTTCTCCGGCACGGAACTGAACTGGATTCCATCCCCAATCCCAATGGTGGGCTTGATCGAAATTCCAAGAATTTCAGAGATCGGGGAAATCATCACACCACCGTGATAGTTGCCGTTGCCGTGTTGCCGAAAGCGTCCGTTACCTTGAGAACGTCCGTCCCTGGCGTGGAGCCTGCCGTGTAGAGGCCAGTCGTCGCGTTGATGGAGCCGCCTGAGGCATTCGATTGGAACGAATAGGTGTAGGCACCGTAGCCGCCCAAGCCGGTCATTTGTTGCGTAAGGCCAGCGTCCACCGTCGCGGTGGTAGGCGAAAGAATCATCGGAAGAATGATGATGTTCACTTCCGCCGCTAGGAACTGATTCTTTTTGGTGAGCGGGGTGAGAGTGTTTTGATACCCCTCGGCAAACGCAAACGTGATCGCGGCGGGTGCCGAAGTCTGAAGGCTATTGCTCGTGACAGTCAAAAGCCCTTCCACTTCGTCTTCACCGGAGAGATCAAATGTAAGGGTTTGGCTGGCGATCGAACCGGTAACGAGCGTGTTCGACAGCCCAGCTACCGCCTGAACCTTCCCTTGAATTGCCGGTGTCGAGTCGTTCCAGTTGATCGCGGCGGACTCCACGCCGTTGTATTTGATCTTGAACGATCCACTTGCCGCGACACCGGAGAGGGTGGCGACTTGTGTAAACCCGTCACTGAATCCAGCATTCGTGACAAGGCAATTCGGATCAATCTCTTGAACAAGCGTGGCAAGCCCATTGATGTTCACTTCTTCATAGACACCAGGGGTGAAAGACTCCACCAAGCCGGCGCGGATTCCCGCGATGTTGGGCGGGTTGGTTCCGTCAATGGACGTCGCGGTGAAAGCGATAAAGATTGATTGCACCTCCACGTCATCCCAGTACACCGTGAACGGAATTCCATTCACTTGATTGATCACGTAAGAGAGGCTTCCGAACATGCCGCAACCGGCGTTTCGCTTGCTATAAATCGCCTGAGCGATATCCGCCGCCGCGCCGGAGCCGGCGACAATCACCCAAATGGTGTGGCCAGGTACGCCGTCACCATCTATAATGCTGGTGGTGTTCTCATACACGTAGGCGGAAGAGACGCCTTCGATGTTCTCGAGCTCAGCGAGAAGGCCGGCAAGGTACCCCTGTGACGAGAGCGAAACCGACTTCTGACGGCGGACTTTGAGAACCGCATCCGATTCCTCGTTCACACCAAGCGTGGTGTAGGTGGTGGGGTTGTTGACCGACGCCACTCCGAGAACGATGGTGACTTGCACGTTGATGGTGTTGGGCACCGTCAACTGGGCACCAGGAACAGCGGCTTGGAAATTCAGAACGTGGGTGCCAGCGGCGAGACCTAGCTCAGTTTCTTGGAGCTCCCAAAGATTCCCCGCGTTGTCAGAGATCGTATAGACGGGTTGCTCCGTCTGGTCCTTACCATAGAGGTTCACCGATTGCGTGTTCACAAGCGTGATCGCGGTAACGGTGAACGTGCCGGCTTGCCGCTGAATACCGTTGATCGCCACCCGCTGATCCAGAATCACGCCAACGGCGTTGTCTGGATCAAACATGTTGTAAATCTGGACTAGCAAATCTTCTAGATCAAGAATCGACTGAATGAAAATGTTCCTCATCTGTCCGTCCGGAGAGTCGGAGGACAGATTGATATCCGCACCATAGATCTCTTGGTACTTCGTGGTGAAGTAGGCCACCAATTCGTCACGGGTGGCCGTCTGTAGTCCGTTGGCGTCGATCAGGTTAGGCATTTCTTCACCCTGTTCCGTTCAAATCGAACTGGAATGTATTTGCTGTAGAAGAGTAGATCGTCTGAACTATGTAACGGATGGTGAGCAAACGCCGCTCACTCAAATCAACAGACAGTTGCAAAATGCCAGTGACAAACTCAGTGTTCAGAATAACGGCACTAATCGAAAGGTTCAAGGTGATTTGGTCTTTTTCACCTAGAAGATTCCACCAGTCGATTCCCGCGCCTTGATCAAAGAAACAGTCACCAAGGAACGACTGTAGGCGTGTGTCGATGTTCTGGGCAATTGCGCGATTGGCCGAAATATAGTTGTTTTGGCCTTTGCCGAAAGTCCAGTCATGATTGGCGTCAAGTTGTCTTACGCGCACCATGTTACGGTTCCTTGAAGCTTGCGAACTTGGCTAGGTTCGTCGCGTAGGAAGGCGGCAAAGAACCGCCAAGCGCGGTGCCAATGTCCGTGAATAGCTGAATCAACAAATCAGTGTACTCACCAAAGCTGTTTTGAAATTTGACATGCCCACTATGACCGAACCGCCCCACCACCGTTCCAGTGTCAAATTGAATGTCGGCGTCATCATTGAAATCAAACCATCCGATAGCGTTCTCAAGCCGGAAGCCGCCACCGACGCGGAACGTTGCGGTTAGGTTCTGGCACTTCACTTG